AATTCTAAAAGTCAATTCAGGATCATACAAGAAAGAGTTCTTCTCTTTACTTAAACCATACGTAGAATTTAAAATAATCTTAAACAAATAGTTCAATGGGTCCTTTTTGCTATATTTCTTCCTCTCTTCAAAGAACCATTCATACAATTCACAAAAATCCTTTATAGGAAACTGTGCAGGACCCCATTGATTTCTAATTGCTAAGTTTGGATAAAAAGATGTTACGTCTGCAGACAGTATAATCTTACCATTACCAGACTTATATATACCAGGTTTTATACAACCATGTAATCCACCTAAGCCAAAATCAGTTTTTACTCCTCTATACATCATTGTGTATTTAGGACCTTTAAGTTTGTCATCCTTGTCATCATACAACTTAGTATCAACAACTAGATTTTTAAACCAGTTGTGTACACCTTTAAACTCAGGTGCTTGAAATTCTACCATAGGTAAAATAATGTTTCTGATGTTTACATAATCTCTGTAGGTGCGCATCAGTCTTATTTCTTTTTTGCTTAGTCCTAACTTTTGAGATAGGAAGTGCATAAAGATTTCTTTACTAATACGTGGCTCACTTGCAGAATACAAAGATGCATTATAAGTTTTACTTAGTTCAGCTCTTAAATTGATTTGTGCTGCCATAGGTCTTTCACCTTTAGCATTTTTGTGTACAAAGATTTGTTTAGTGGATAATACGTCATTGATACAATAATTGATAATATCATTGAGTGTATCCTCATCTTCTACAGGCTGAGTATGATGGTGAGGCATCTCCTCTACATTATACCAATCCATAGAAAATTGAATCCACTTCAATGAACTTCTTTTAGCAGCATTGTCCCAGTGATTGAGTTTGAATATGTCAATACACTTAATGCTTAGTTTAAATTCTGGATAGTCTGACCATTCTCCTGCATTTGACTTTCTAATTGTTTCAGCAGCATACTGCGCAATACTTGCAGTGATTTGATCTGAATCTAATTGTAGAAAGTCTTTTTCATATTGCAAGACAAACTCAGTAATTTGAGCATCAAATGCAAGATTGTTATAACCAAGATGCCAATCATTATGCTCCTTGCAATCTTTAAGGAAATCTATGAATGCTTTCATTTCATTTCTTTCCTTATTGACTACAAAAATCTTTGTTTCACTAGAACTATAACTAGTAAAAACTGCAACAAAACAATTGACAATGGTTTCATAATCCATTACCCAGAATTTTCTATCTCTCATTATTCTTCTAGTATACGCAATGACTTATGTCTACTGTTCATTGCAAAATAATCTACAAAATCTTTTATATCTTCAGGTGTATCAATATAATACTCATAATAAGTATCCATAAACACACGATCTTCAACAAAAGAATTTGAGTTGTCTAAATCTGTAGCTCCTTGCTTTAAGATTGCAGCTCCTTTGTCATTTAATTTAGGAAACATCTGAGGTTTCTCTTTGTACTCTTTACTAACAACAGCTAGCACTTTGGTCTCTGGATCATATATTACTTCATTAAATGGGCAATTTAGATCTATTGGTACCATTCTAAAGGTTTTACTACCATGCCAATCAGTATTATAAACAAACATGCTTTGTTGCATATATTTTGGTTTTAAATTAAATTTATTTCTGGGTGTTTCAGTGTGCACATTTCTTTTTTAGAGTCATATTTGTCACAAAGTTCACCAACTTTTTTTAATACTTCTACATCTATTTCTAATATTTCAGCATACTTGTCAAAATAAGATTCAGGGAATACATAAGATTCAATAAATACCCATTCTGGTGTATGAATGCCATAATAATTAGTCAATAGCATCTTAGCGCGTGTTGTAAACTTTGAATACTTACCATCTAGAAAACTTTCATAGTCCTCTTTGTAAATATTAAAATCAAAAACATACACTACATGTTTGTCATCAATTGGTAAGCAGTAATCTAACATAGGATGATTAATCAAATGTTCTTTTTCAAAATCATACCACTCTGTAGTAGTTTCACGTTTAAATGTACATATCAGCTTTTTAGAATCTTTACCATGAACATTATCCCATTCTAAATAAGTCTGGGTAGGTTTATAGTCTTTCTTACTAATCTCTAATAGAGGATACAAAAACGTAAATGACTTTTGAAAATACTTTTTATAAATACCATTTATCATATTTCAAGTTCATTATTTTTTAAAAATGCATAAGGTAAATCAAAGTTCCTATTTTCAAAATGATATGCAGCTTCACTTAATTTTGCATTGGTATCTCTAATCCATGTTTCCAAGGTTGCTTGAGATATCTTAATTGGTGCCACCTGCATGTATGGGTCTACAACAATGAATCTAAATTCAAAGTCATAGTCAGAGTATTCAGGAGTGCTTAAGTAAACATTCTTTACTAAGATGTAATAAATAGATGCTTGCATCCAGTATCTCCAAAAAGATATTGAATCTTCAAATGAATTTAAATCTTTACTAGTCTTTTTTAAATCATTTACTCTAATCACTTTGTTAGTATGATCAAATACTAGATTGTCTATAAAACCTCTTAATCCAAAAGGTAATTCTTCTGGAAAAGCAGCAAGCTCTATCTCATTTTTTATCTCAACATCATCAGTTATGTTGTCTTTGGTGTAACCCATTACTTTCATAACATGTGTAGACTCTTTAATAATTTCTACTACAGCTTTAGCATTGTCATACATACCTTGATCTATGTTAGTTTTACCTTCACAGTTTTGCATGTATTCCCAATAGCTTTTATGATCTTCAGTGATCATTTTGTCAATACGTTGTTGATCAGTCTTTAATGACTGATACAAATTCATGTCTGCTAGTATATCTAGTATTGCATGTTCAAAATGTTCAAGCTCACATCTTGGATCACCCATTGATTTAAGCTCTGAATAGTGTGCATACAGTCTTTCTAATACTTTCTTTGGATTGTCACTTGGCACATTAGTAGCCATAAGTACAAACTCTTTTTCAAAGTCTTCAGGATTTAAAAATAAACAGTGAATTAGTTTACCTTCAATCATGTTTTTGTCAGATACATCATCTCTTTGTCCTAAAATGTAATGAGTGTAAAACAATTTTGGACTAAATAATAACTTATTCAAACCTGAATAAGACATCATAAAACCTCTTGAGAAAAACTCATCTTCTTTTTGTAGCATCTCTGCTTGTGTTGGCATTTTAAATATTCGCATCTTTACAATTTTGCATGTCTCTTAAAAAGTATCTTCCTAATATGTTACCATTGTAGCTATTGGCAGTCAACACATCAGCTTTAATCTGATATGCTAACTCACAATAGTTTAGATATTTTTTAGTACAACATAGTTCTAAGATTTCTCTTTTATATAATGATTTATCTGTTGATTTAATTTCTGCAGTAAGTTCTTTACAACTACCATAGTAATTCAACCAGTTTGATTCTCTAGAGACTATTTTGGTTTTACGTCTAGTACCAGTCTCTAATTTCTCTTTTTTAGTTACAGCAGTTCTTTTATGAAACTCTAAACTCTTTTTGCCAATATAAAACTTACCAGTTTTTATGTGAGTGATTTTGTAAACAAACCCTATAAGATTTTCATGATTTGGTAGGTCTTCAACTTTTGTAATTACTTTATTCTTACTTGATGGTAATATCCAATTGCTCATAATATATTAATTTGAACACAAATATATTAATTAATTTTATTTAAAATATGATATTTTGCAATTGCTTTATCTAAAACAGGTATAAACTCATATGCTGCCTTCTTAACACCATGAAACTTTATCATGTCACTGAAATCTTTTTCAAGAGGTATATAACAAAAAGGTATATTGAATTTGTTTAGATAATATTGCATACTATCTATTCCTGCTTTGTCACTATCCATGTAAGTAACAACAGCTTCATACTGTGTTTTGAACTTATTAATCTGTTTATCTGATAGTTTTGAGTTTTCACTATCTGGTGCCACTACGTCTATGTTCAACTTTGGAATACTCTTAATAGCCATACAATCTTTAAGAGAAGATGTTATGACTAAAAATCTTTTATTTTCCAACTGCTCAAGACCTTGGATACAATCTCCAAGTTTAAGGAATTTTTTGTCAAGTTTTAAAGGTTGGTACAACTTATACAGTTCATGGTTGTTGTTAAAGTAACCATATATATTTTCCTTTGCAACAGTAAACATCTCATCTGTAAAAGTATCATTGATCTTTTTACACATTGTGTAACTTGCAATAGGGACAACATTGTATGTATTCAACACATCACTACCTATATTAAACTGTAACCAAAATTTTGCATCATGTGTATTCCAGTCGCGTGTTGTATAATCTGAAACAATCCAATGCACATTATTAAAATCTTTTTTAACACTTATATGTCCAGACTTTTTATAAACACTGTAATCTTTAATAATAGTATTTACAGCAGTTACATAATCTGCTTTCCACAGGTGCATCATCAAGTCAACAGCACTACCACCTCTACCTGTAGAGAAACATTTAAATCTATACTGGCTTTTTTCTTGGTTGTAATACAAATACATTGATGGAGTCTTGTCATGAGGATTAAATACGCTATTAATCCTTACACTTTGACCTTTTAACAGATCTTGTAATTCTAAGTAATGTTCAAATATCCAATCACTTGGTACATCTTTAATATCACATACAAAATTATTTAAACTAAACATAAGATTACATTTTATATTAAAATGAAAAGGGTAGACATTACATCTACCCTCATCTTAAAAATAAAACATTCTAATTATGGAAGTTGTAAGTCATTTACATTCTCTTCAAAGACTGGAGCTGACATTGGAGAACCAAATACATCTGCTGCTGGAGCAAACCCTTGAGTTAAAGTACTTTCTGCAGTTTGAGTAGTTGC